TTGTTTTATCGGCAATCTTATGAAACTCTTCCGCTATCAAAAGATGGTGACCGTCGGGTCCCCTTTTTTGTTTTGGTCGATAGATAAAATCTGGCCATACTTCTTTAACAAAAAATAAAAAATTATCTTGGCATAATTTAATATACTCAAGTTGTTTCTTAAGGATAACATCCTTTAATTCATCTTCAGTTAAATGACTATAATTATTCATACAGTTTTCATATACTCTGCGTGGATCAAACTTGCTTATAGACCCAAACGCAAGTAACATCGTTAGACTATCACGACGCAGGATATTGTGCAATTGTTTCGAATTCATACTAGATGTTGGTACCTCTATCGCATCGAGGATCGGTGGTGATGGTGGTGGAGATGGTAGAAGGTTGAGTTGGCTAGGCGACAGCGTCGCCTAGCCACGCAGGTTTATCCTGCTAACTTGGATACTAGGTGTCCGAACTTGCGTAAGATTTCATCTTTTAACTCATCAGCTAATCTGTGTCCTTGATTAGTGATAATGAAATTCTCACAAGTACTCATCAACACCGAATACATTACCTCGTAGTTTAACTCTTTTACTTGTTGTTGATTTAAATTTAAATCACCTACTTGATTAACTTGGTTGCCCTCTTTAATCTTAGATAGGTATTGATTAAGAACTACTAATGAACTGTTATTACTCATTGTTGCCCTCAATCGCTTTGTACTCAACATAGTTAAGAGTGTTAGAGAACTTGTCATATAAATCTACATGCTGTTCTTTAAATGCTTTAGTTTGAAAGCAATCTCTCGACTTGCTAATTCGCTGAATACCAAACTCATTACCTTTGATATCATAGGCAACAACAAAATTAGATTTTTTCTTTTTAAAGATATCCTCTAACTTTGGTTTGATTAACTCAACTTGCTTTGAGTACTTTTTTATAATCGTTCTTAATTTAACATAAGATACGATTTGCTTTTGCTCCATGTCAGATAAGACATTTTGCTTTTTGTTTAGTTTAGTCATATTTACTCCTTTGTTAGTGTTAGAATTTAATGACATACTGTATATATAATCATATCCCAACTAATTACAATACCTAAATTCATTTTTTTTTATTTTTTTTTTCAGAAGTCCACCCGTGCTGGTGCTGGTGCACCAGGTAGCAGTTTTATGTAATTAATCCAACGAAAGAAACGACGACGCAACGACGGCGAGAGTAACTAGCGTTGGCATTGCCAACGCTAGTTTGATTAATATGATTAGTTTAATGGTGTCTAGCATATTCTAAAACCACCACTTGAACGGCAAAAAGAAATGAAGTTTTTCACATTCTCAACAGAAAAAGGATAACTCGCAACGTGCTTTGTCATCTTGTAAATCCTGTTCCACTCATCATGGTCAGCTTTAGGATATTCTGCAGGGGCTAATTCTTTTCCTGCTTCTTTCTCGACTTTCTCTCTTAAGTTTTTAAAAAGAACTTCTAACTTTTGATTGTGTTCTTCACACTCTTTTCTCTCTTGCTCGTAATCGTGGGCAAACGCTTCTGTATGTCCTGTTTTGATTAAGTGCTCAAGTTGGTCAGCGATTGCATTTGCTTCGGCTTCGCTAACCGTGTGCCCGTCGTTATAATGCCATTGTGCTTTATCTTCATCAGATACGCATTTAGTGTGCTCAATAACATAATCTGCCAACGGTCTCCACCACCACACATTGTTCCGAAAGTAAGTGCCGTCTTGTGCTTCCCATTCTTGATAATCTTTAGCCCATTGGTCGCCATAGTTATCAGGTGCACCGTCTTCAGGTTTTTTGATGTTAGCTTGTTTTGGGTTTAGTCCGTATAAGTCCATGCCCATTGTGTTCTCCTTTGTTAAAGTTTAGTTTATGTATATATAATCATATCCCAACTAATTACAAGTCTAAAAATAAAAAAATTTTCATCAGAAGATTTTCCAGCTTCCTCTGGAGCTGGTGCACCAGTCTTCTTCCTATTACCATTTCCTCACAATCCTACCGTTTGAACGAGAACGAGGATAAAAAGTCTTCGCCAGAGCTGCGTAGCCAGCCAGGATCAATGGTTCATGACCTGTAGCACCTGCCCTATATTCCGAAAACGAGGAACGAGACAAGGACGATCAGGCCAAGAACCAATTTGGGAAAGGCTAATAGGAACAACATTCCTAAAAGCAAATACATATTTCCCTAAGCTTCCTCCACATCAAACGTTCCTCCTTCGCCGTTACCAACCTTCCAAGACTTGGTATCCCAACCACTGTCCTCAAGGTCTTCGCGAGCTTTCTCCAGCGCTGCATCCGGAGATTTGGCTTCAAAGACTTTTTCGAAAACGCTATGCTCTGAATAGTAAACGAGATATTTTTTCATCTTACTCATCCTCCTTTTCCAGAACTTCTACCGCTTGACGGTCGACCACCTCTTCATGCTCAACGTCACCCGGAAGTTCCCATTCCCCATAGTTAGCCTTCTCCAGTGCAGCCTCATCTGAGTCAGCTTCAACAGAGACATGTCGTGCTACAAGATCCGAGACTAAAACTACATACCTCATGTTACACCTCCCCCAATATTTCTTTCGCATGTTTGTCCCCGCCGGCTGCATCCTTCTGGATCATCTCCTTCATCTCTTGATGCTCACGCTCGCAGTAATCGCGAGCGAGGATCTCGACGGCTTGCCATACCATCGCATTCTTGAAGACATCGTTTGTGGTAACATAACTTTTACTTGGAGAATATCCAGCAAAAAGATCTAGCGCGGATTGCCATCCCGAGTCTTCTGCATACTCCTGACAAAGCTCAAAGATTTCATCCCCATGGATATCATACAGTTCACAAGTGTCCTTGTAGTAAGTCAGTCCAGGGAAACCGCTGATGCAGCCATGCATGGCTACTTCGTCTGCAGCTAGTCCTGAGTCGGGATCATCAAACCGAGAATGAATTAATTCTCGGAATGAAATTTTTTCTGCTGTGTTGTATTTATTGTTTGCTTGGTTGTCCATGTGTGATGCCCTCCTTATCGGTTTTGTATTTTATGATTTGACTTAAATGTAGATGTTTCAGTATCTGTGGTGAGTTGTCCAATTTTCCAACACCTTTCTTCTGATCACCCTGTGTGATTCGCACCCACATCTTTTCGTGTTTGTTTTTATTCTTAAACCATACATACACGTAGTCCCTCATCTTTCTTTGCAGTTCAAGTTTCTTGATCGTGAAGTAGGTTTCTTTTCCGTGTTCAGGGCATGACCATATCATATTCTCGGTCTGCTCCCATTTGTCTGTCTTTGACAGTTTAGGCATAGTTACTCCTTGTTAGTTGTTTAGTTATTCTACATATAAGAATAGTTGGGACATTCGTCAAGTCTTTTTTTAAAAAAATTTTTCCAACCAAAGTGCCATCAGGAAACTTCTGGTGTCCCAGCTCCTTTCTTCTGTAAGAAAGATAGGCAGATATTTAGCTTCAAACGAGAACGAGAGCTCAACCATCTGGATCACGCTGCGCCAGTTCTTTTAACTTAACCTGAAACCATAAGGTAATTAACAAGAAACGAGAACGAGAGCTGAAGTTCTCTGGAGGAAGTTTCTGGTACCAGCTGCTTCTGGGACCGGTGATCCTGATTAGTTATATAGGAAAAACGAGGACGAGAGCGAGAAACGAGGACGAGAGCTGACGGATCACGCTGCCTGGCCAGTTCCTTCGGAGTTAGCCTAGCAGCATAAATAATAAATAACAAACGAGAAACGAGATCCTCTGACGCTGCCTGGCCATCCCAGCTCCTGATGCAGTTACCGGGATCCGGTAAGGTTTAATAAGGAAACGAGAAACGACGACGGGAGATCCTTCAACGAGATTACCGTATCGGGAACCAGGGTTCGTGGATCAGTGAACACGGTGCGAGGCCTGTAGAGTTTAAGGACGCTCTCCGAGAGGGGTCTATTGCAGATAATGACAATGCCCCCATGTTTAATATAGTTGTTTATCCAAGCAATTTGCCATTTAGATAGTGGTGGATACTTGCTGGGGCTTGCTTTCAATTCTAACCAAAATGCAGTGCCTTGATGACAGCAATGTACGTCGGGTATTCCGTTAACAGTTCTACTTTCTATTCTTGTGAAATGTAAATTTTTCAAGCATTTTTTGAGGCGTTGCCACAACAGAGCTTCTGGAGTTCTTGCTACCATTCTTGTTCTTTAAACCTTTTTTTATTAACGTCAAGATTTTAGGATTGTCACGGAAGATTTGGCATAACTGATTGCTTAAAATGTTCACCACATTCTCCTCTATCTTGTCATCCTCAAGAGCAGCTCCATCATCTTTCAAACCACCATACCACACAGCAGCGTGTACTATTTCATGCAAAAGTGTATTGGCTAACGCAGTGTTAGATTGGTCATCTGCTAATGTAATCGTAGCATCTTTGGACTCAAACATTCCAAAGTTTTCATCTTTGAATTTGACATCGTTGGAAACAACCAACGACACATCTTCAAAACTAATCTTTATCGTCTTCGGTAGTGACTTTAATAGTTCCGACATTTGTACTTATATTGCCACCATGTACCCTATGAAACTCTGTCCAAAAATTATCTTCAGTCAACTTGCTCAACTTCGATCGTTTTCGCATTGTGACCGTCGATTTTTTTCGAGAGCTCTTCAAGTTTTTTCTCGAGTTCATCGCGACTCATCCCTTCCATTCCTGTTACGGTTATTTGTTTTTGATCTACAAATAGATTTGCTATCTGCCCAGAGCGATACTCAGCATTAATCGCAGCAGCGAATTGTTCTTTCTTCATTGCTGCATTTGCCATGTATTCGAATCTTTTATGACGTCTTAATTTATCAGAATATTTCTTTTCTTCTTGCTCTTTCAATTTGTCTATCAACATACAAACATGCGGACTAATTTTACGATTAGTAAGTCTTGAACCAATAGCAGCAGCAGTTGTATCAGTCATCTCTTTGTCTTTAGTTCCAAAAACTTCTTTGACGATTGCAGTCTTTGACATCGTTCCCCAGTTTTCAATATACATCTTCACAAACATTTCTTGTTTGGGAGTTACATCATCAATCGTTAATAAGTGTCTTGCTTTAGGCATTATACCAAGCCACCATACTTGAATTTCTTTTTCCAGCCAACAAAAAATTGTGGCTTGCTAGAACCTTTCCAACTTTCAGATCCTCCTGGAAAATTTACTTTGCCCATATCAAAAGATTTAGCAATATCGAAAGATATTTTACTACC